CGGGTTCTCGGTGGACGGCACCGACTCCACCTCATCGAGCAGGCCCTGGTCGGGGACGGTGGCGGGCTGCGCGTCGGCGATCAGGTCGTCGCCTTTGGCGGTGGCCGGGTTCTCGGTGCTGCTCATCGGGTGGCCTTTCGTTTGGTGGCCGCGCGTCGGGCGGCACGGTTCGGGTAGATGCGGCGCTTCGCGGTCTCGGCGACGTAGGCCTGTTGCAGGGCACGTTCGGCAGTTGGGTTGCCGCGGACGACCGCTTCCTGCAGGTCGGTCGACAGGGACAGGTACGCGGCCCGCAGCGCCGGGTCGAGCTGTTCAGATCTGGACGCTGTCATCGCCCCACACCACTTCCAGTTGGTCGAAGCTGATCTCGACGGCTCGGTCGGCGATGTCGTCGGTGGTCAGGCCGTAGCCGAGTGTGACGTGCGGGATCCAGATCGGGTACTTGTCGGATTCCATGCCCTCGACGATCCGTTCGACGGCCTGCCGCAACGCCAGCAGCGCCGGTGATTGGACGAGCAGCACCGCGCAGGATTGGACGTCGTCGTCTTCGCCGGAGTTCGGGTTGAACTGGGCGATGCCGATGGTGTCGGTGGTGATGGGATGCTCGGCTTCGGCCCAGTATTCGGTGAGGGCGTCCTGGATTTCGGTGCGGACCGCATCGGTGTAGTCCGTGGCGGCCCGGTCGAGGTAGGCGAGGGTGATGTGCAGGTTCCCGGCCGGCTCACCACCGGCCACTGCGAGGTCGGCGGCCTGGTCGGGGGTGACGCGGAGGATCACGAACGCCCCGGTCCGGGCTTCTGCTGCTTCGCGGATGGCGTTGTTGTGGGCGGCGTGGGAGGTGCGGCGTGGCGCGGTCTCAGCCAGGACCCGGTCGTACTGGTCCCGGTAGGATCGGTCCCATGCTTCACGCAGTCGCTTGGCATCACGCGCTGGCGCTGATTCCTTGGCGCCGTCGCCGCCGACGTCGCCCGGTTCGCCGTCGGACGGTGGTTGTGCACCTGCGCCGCGTTTCGCGCTGACCATCGGGGCGGCGTTCTTCTCCACCTGAGCCAGCGACATGGCGGCGAGGTCTTTCCACAGCACCAGGTTCGTGCGGTCGATGATGACTGCTTCGTCGCCGCCGTCGACCGCGGCCTCACCGATCTCGGCGCGGGCACGGTTCAAAGTCCACCGGCCGGACCGGACGCGGGTGTCAGCGATGTCATCGACGGTCTTGTCGTCGCGCCAGTCGATCTCGACGAAACGCATCGTCCAGTCGATGATGCCGAACCCGAGCACGGCCAGGTGGTAGACGAGCTTTTCCATGACCGCTTCGCCGACCGGGCCGCACGTGTTGACGCGGAACGTCTTGTCCTGGCTGGTGCCGGTGCCGCCGCCGAGGTTGCCTGATTCGATGATGCCCACCTTCGACGGCGGGACACCGTAGGTGGACAGGATTTCGTCGCGGGCCTGATCTTTGCCCTTGATGTAGTTCTCTACGGCGTAGACCTTGAGCTCGGTGACCGTGGCACCGCCCTTGGTGGTGATGGGGGTGCCGATGTTGCGCGGGCCGACGTTCTGCGTCATGTACTGCTGACGCCATTTCTTGATGTCGTTATCCTGCATCTCTTTGGGCATGTCGGCGTGAATGTTGGCCGGATCGCCCTTGCGCATGACCTCTTTCAGGGTGGCTGCGGTGAACAGCCACACCGTGATCGGCAGCAGCGCTTTCTGTGTCGGCGACACGCCGTACAGGCCGGAGCGGGTGACGTCGAGGGAGATGTGGATGACCTCGTGCGGCTCGAACGTGGCACGCTGCCCGGACTCGGTGATCTGCAGGTATTGGGTGACCACGCCGTGTTCATCGCTGATGATGCTCATCGACGGCACGTCCAGGGAGTACAGGGCGACCGGCTGCCCGGCGAGCCACACGACCTCGATGAAGGCGTCAGCGAAAACCTCGAGGTCGACGATGACGCCGCGCATCAGCTGCCGGATGTCTTCGTTGGGGTTGACGAAGGACAGCAGGCTCCGCAACGCGACCACGTTCGGTGGCGCTTCGGGTGCTTCGGTTTCGTCTTCGTCGCCGCCGTCCCAGACGACGTCGATGCCGCCGGCGGTGATGGTCCGGGCCACGACGTCAGTGCACGCGGACGCCCAGGGGCACATCAGATACACCTGGTACAGCTCTTCCAGGGCGGTGCGCCGGTCGTCGCCGGTGACGCCGATGCTGCCCTGGTTGTATTCGGTGGTGCCGCCTGGCGGGATGCCGTAGGCGAAGCCTCTGGGCGCTGGCACTCCGGCCACTTGCGGGCCGGCGGACTCGGTGGTGGGTGTCGCGGTGCGGAATGGCCAGAACTTCGGCACAGCGTTCCCCCTCAACAATGGTCTAGGCGTATGGGCTTTTGACGGCGGTGCCCGCTGCCGGGTCGCGGTCCTCGTTGAAGTCGAGGTGTCGGGTGTTCGGGTCGAGGCGGACCGTGAACGTGCCCTGCGGCTGGTGGGTGTCCTCGTCGGTGTTGGTGTCGTCGAAGACGTAGCCGCTGCTGCCGTCGCCGACGTTGATCAGCAGATACCGCAGGGCGTCGGGTGCGTGGTCTTCGGCTTTGGTGTCGACGTCTTCGACCTTCCGCCCGTCGTGCGGCAACGCGGGCAGGGTGCGGATCAGGTTCGGTGCTGCGTGGTCGAGAACGTGCAGCATGGGGCAGACTTCCCAGCCTGCGGCGCGGTGGTGTTGGCATGCCGGGCCGTTGGCGAGGTAGGAGTGCACGCGTTGCCAGCCGGTGACCCGTTCACCCTTCTGCGCCGGGTCGATGTGGCAGCTGTTCTCGGCGTAAATGTCGGCGACCGATTTGGCGTCGCCTCGGCCGGTCCACATCGCGTCGTCAGCGAAGCGGGTCATGACCCGCTCGCCGTCTTCAGCGTCGAGGATGCGTTTCGCCTGCTCCGCCTCGCCGACTTGCGTGTCGTACAGCTCCCGGTAGACCCAGACGCGGCGGTCCTCGTCGACCGCGGCCCAGATGACTGCCCACGGTGCGGAGAATCCCCAGTCGATGCCGACGTAACGCAGCCACGACTTCGGGATCGCGAATGCGGGGACGACGTGCCGTTCGCGGCGCCACTCGGTGAAGTACTGCCCGGAGAACTGGTCCCAGTCGCCGTCCCGCATCGCTGCCCGCCGCGCCGGGTCGGGGATGGCGTCCAGGACGCGGACGTAGCCGGCGTCGACGTGCGGGTTGTCGTCGACCTTCGCGGGGATGAACCGCACGCTGTGGCCGTAGTCGTCGGTGTAGACGTTGGCGCCGTGGTCGGTGCCGTCGATGAACTTGGCCTTCACTGCGGCGTGGTCTGAGCCGCCGGGGTTGGTTCCGGACCGGATGCCGAGCACCGGAATAGCGCGGTTGCCCGACCGGAGCCGCTCGGTCAGGTGGTCGATGACTGACGGTGCGAACAGGGACCGTTCGTCGAAGGTCATCTTTTGGTATTCGCCACCGAGACGGCGGGATGCGTCGACGAGTGATTCGGCGTAGCGGTAGCGGATGATCGAGCTGTTGGGGAACCGCAGTTCCCGCTCCGTCGCGTTCCACCGGGCACCCAACGCTGCGGCGTAGCCGAAGGAGGCGAGCTGCTTGAGCAGCGACTCGGCCAGTTCGTCATAGGTGCGGCGGAACGCGCCGATGCGGATGCCGGGGTAGCGGATGGCGTCCTTGAGATCGTCGGCGACCAGGGCCGCGGTTTTCCCGCCGCCGGCGGCGCCGCCGTAGAGCAGGTCGTATTCGGTGGCGTCGTGGAACAGGCGTTGCTTGTCGTTGGGGGTGTAGCCGATCTTGGCGAACACCTCAGTGTCCGGGTCGAACGTCTGATGCCGCGCTGCGACCCGGTTAGCGAGGGCGTCCGCGGTGAGCGTGGCCATCAGTTGACCAGGCGGAGCGCCCGTTCGACCTTCTCAGCCACCGCGGGCTCCTGGGGGTCCAGGTCGAACGCGGTGAGTACTGCGTCGAGCATCGGCAGCAGCTGGTCGGCCAACCGTTCGGCCAGGTCGATCTCGCGCTGCTTGAGCCCGACCTTCAACGCATCCACGCAGTAGCGGGCGACCGCGGTCTCGGCCTGTTCGAGGAGGCTGAGCCAGATGTTGGGCTTGGCCTCGTAGGTTTCGCCTTTGTTCTGCCCGCCGGTCGCGTGCTTGGTGATGCCCCACACCATTTCGCTGGGGTCGAGGTGCAGTACCTGCTGGCGGTAGAACTTCACCTTGGCCCAGCCGGTGCAGATCAGGTTGAGCAGGATCTCGCCGGGGTCGGCGTCGGCCGTGTCGTCGATGTACTGGGCGAGGGTGCG